TATGAACTGGAGTTTGTGGGGTGAAGACGAAAAGAACCGTAAATCATGATAAGTGGCTCAGGAAACATAATGTCCATCCTGAACAACTTACCGAAAGAAAAAAATCAATTGGTACTGATCGAGTCTGGCATAAAGAATATGCCGAGATGCTGCGAGAGGGCCGATCGACTTATAAATCTTCTGGTATGAGTGGATCAAAGACATTTGGTATGGTTCGCGGTATTATGGCAAATATTTCCAAGGAATCGCCGGAAGTTCAAAGAGAGATTCTTACCAAAGCCATGAGAACCGCACCTGCCTGGAACAAAGGTGCATATCAATATATAACAGATGATGCAGATAAAACGACATTGGGGAGAAAGCAATAATGGCAAAGAATGTTAAACTACTGAAACTAATCACAGGCGAAGAAATTTTGGCAGAAGTCATAAAGAACTATGATACAGTCACCATCAAGAATGTTCTTAGAATTGTGATCATGCCATCCAGAGATCCTTCGGCGCCGACTGTTGGTCTTGCGGGTTGGGCACAATTCTCAAAGGATGATGAAATAACTATTGACAAAAGCCACATAATCGCTATAATGGATCCTATTGACCAATTTGTTGATCAGTATAGGCAACAGTTTAGCGGTCTTGTTACTCCCTCAAGCCAGTTGATAATATGAATGATTTCTACACAAACGTCCAAATTCATGGAGGAAAAGTTCTTTACCGAGGAGTAGAGAATGGGGAATCTGTTCGGCGCAAGTTGGATTATTATCCAACACTTTTTGTACCGAGTCCTGATCCAACTAAGCATACCACAATTCATGGTGAGTATCTAGGTAAACTCAAGCCCGGCAATCTTTATGAAACTAAGGATTTTCTCCGTAATCATAAAGATGTCGCGGGCTTTGATATTTATGGCAACCAACGATTCGAATATAGTTACATTTCGGACAATTATCCTGAACATATCGACTGGGATATTACAAGAATCAAAGTAGCAAATATCGACATCGAGGTTGGATCTGAAAATGGATTTCCTGAGCCTGATGTAGCCGAAGAACCGATCACAGCCATCACATACAAGCAAGGTGCCAAATTTATTGTATTTGCATGTGGTGAATTCCGAAACGATCGGGATGATATTCAATATGTCCAATGCACAGACGAAATTGATCTGATCCATAGATGGCTTGATGAATGGTCTTCGGATTATCCTGATGTGATCACTGGTTGGAATATCAAGTTCTTTGATATTCCTTATCTTGTCAATCGAATCACTAAGTTATTGGGTGATGCAGTTGCAAAGCGGCTTAGCCCATGGAACACGATCTATAGTCGCGAGGTCAGTCTCAATTCGGCCAAGAAGAATACCACTTACACACTTCTTGGTATTTCCACCCTCGACTATATCGACCTCTATCAGCGATATGCGCCTGAAGGTAAGTCACAGGATAACTATAAACTCGACACGATTGGTCATGCCGAATTAGGTATCAACAAACTATCCTATGCAGAATATAAGACACTGCATAACCTCTATCGTGATAATTTTCAGTTATTCATTGAATATAACATCCGAGATGTGGAGTTGATCGACAAGCTGGATGAAAAACTCAAACTGATAGAGTTGGTGTTGACGATATCATATGATGCCAAATGCAACTTCGAGGATGCATCCACACAAGTCCGAATGTGGGATGTGCTGATATACAACCATCTTCGCGAAAAGAATATGGTTATACCTCCACAAGGTCATAATGAAAAGCATGAAATGTATGTGGGTGCCTATGTAAAAGAACCAATTCGTGGTATGCATCATTGGGTTGCATCATTCGATTTGAACAGCCTTTATCCTCATTTGATCATGCAATATAATATATCACCAGAAACCTTTATTGAACCCGATGATTATCCTCGGGAAATAAGAGATTTCGTATCACAGAATAGGATCAATGTCGAAACCCTTCTAAATTCGAGCATTGATACAATACCTCTCCGTAACGCAAAAGTGACAATGACACCGAACTGTCAATTTTTTCATACCGAAAAGCAAGGTTTTTTGGCCGAAATGATGGAAACCATGTATGATGATCGTGTCAAATACAAGAGGATGTCGATTGATGGCCGTAAGGATCTAGAAAATGAGACTGATCCTGATAAGAGAAGATTGATCCAGAACAAAATCTCGAGGTATCATAATCTCCAGTTGGCTAAGAAGGTGTGTTTGAACTCAGCCTATGGTGCCTTGGGAAATCAGTATTTCCGATTCTTTGATGTTCGACAGGCTGCAGCCATCACAACATCGGGTCAGTTGTCCATTCGTTGGATTGAGAATGCTTTGAATTCCTATATGAATCGATTGAACAGAACGGAGAATGAGGATTATGTTATTGCATCGGATACGGACTCGATTTATCTCAATCTTGGGCGATTGGTGTCTAACACTATTGCTAAAGACGGCAGAGTTGATGATCCAGCAAAAGTCATCCGTTTCATGGATAAGGTGTGTGAGGATAAAATTCAACCGTTCATTAATAATACCTATGGAAACCTTGCGGAATATCTTAATTGCTTCTCGCAAAGAATGGAAATGAAACGAGAAGCCCTTTGCGATAAGGGTTTGTGGACTGGTAAGAAGCGATACATTCTTCGTGTCTGGAATAATGAGGGTGTTGAATACAAGGAACCCAAGATCAAGGTGATGGGCCTTGAGATGATCAAAAGTTCCACACCGTCAGCATGTCGCGGTAAGATGTGGGAAGCAGTTGATATCATTTTCAATAAAAACGAAAAGGCCTTGATCTCATTCATCAATGAGTTTAGGGAAGATTTCAAGAAAATGAGTTCGGGTGATGTCGCATTCCCTCGAAGTGTCAACGGTCTCGACAAGTTCAAGGGCAATTTTAATGTGAGATGGACAAAAGGCACACCCATTCATGTCCGAGGTTCATTAATCTATAATGATGAAATTCGGAAACACAAACTTAATAAGGTCTATCCATACATTCAGAATGGCGAGAAAATCAAATTTCTTTATATGGTAGAACCTAATGATATCCAGAGTAACATCATCGCGTTTCCTGATGAACTACCCGAAGAACTGAAATTGGAGGAATATATCGATTACAATACCCAATATGAGAAATCGTTTGTTGAACCCCTCAAGATGATCACTGATAGCATTGGATGGAAGACTGAGAATGTATCAAGTCTTGAGGATTTTTTTAGTTGAGATATGGAGATATATCATGAGAATATGGAAATGGTTGTTTAAGAAAAATGTTGTGGTTGATCAGGAAACTGGTCAAACTTTGAAAGACCTCGAAGCGGATGTTTTTCGAAAGGATGATGTAATAATATCCGGTATCCGGGGCAAGAACGGTAGCATCACACCTTTAGGCAAGAAGATGATTATTGAAGAATGGGAAAAGATCCGTGCGAAAATGACACTAACTCCTGAGGAAGTTGGTCTTTCGAAGGTATATGCATTGATTGGTCTAAAGCTCGGTGTTTCAGAAACAACCGTATCAAAGATTGTAAGAGATTACTATAAAAAGACCGAATCAAAATTGCCCGTGAAGAAAGCAGAGAATGTTGTTCGACGACGAAGGAAAAAGGCTGCATCCGCAAAGAAGAAAAAGGCTGCGGTAGTGGCAACTAAAGTCAATAATAATGAGCATCACATGAAAGGCGATTACGATGGCATGAAGTTGCTCAATAAGTTGTCTTATCAATCAAAATTGAAGAATAAACTTAATGGTCTTGACAAGAAAAAAGATTCTGTTGTAATAAAGGAAACAAAAGGAAAGTTGAAAGTAGTTCAAAAAGAAATATCCGAACTCAAAAAGAATAATACAACATCCCAGTTGCCTCTTTGATTGACATTACAGAAAATACCTGATATAATACTTAAATCGAAACAGTGAAATAGGAATATATGATCATGTTGAACTATACCGAAGTTGAAAATGAGGTTAAGTTTCGGAAGCGTGTAGAAACTGAGGTTGCAATCAAGATTTTGGACATGATGCCTCAGATCGAGGCCATTGTTAAAAAGATGGTAGTAGAAACGCTTTCGGGTCGCGAAGGGACGCGAGATGAACCTGCAACAAAACAGGCACCACTCGATTTCACGGTATATGAATCGCCGAAGAAGGAATGGGAACGACCGAAGTATGGACCTCACAACCCTATTTCTGATGAACTGAAGGCCGAAATTAAGAATGCCTATGCTGCAATGAAGAACAGCGAATACACATCAAAGAGTCAGATGTATAAGAGGATTGGTCATCAGTTTGACATCTCTGATGGCACGATCAAGAAGATTGTTGAAGACATTCCTCCTCGTCCCTATGTGTCGGTGCGCGAACGTGAAGCTCGGGCTATGGCAAAGGCTCGCGGTGCGAAAACCGTCAACATTTATAACTAATGAGTCTTGAACAAATCAATCGACTGATAGGGGGAGATACTGGCAAAAGAGTCAAGGACGACTTCTATGCCACTCCCCTTTCTGCTACGCATGACATACTGAATAGAGTAACCTTTGATGGTGAAATATGGGAACCCGCATGTGGTGATGGTGCAATATCGTCCGCACTAAAACTATGGGGATATCAGGACGTATATTCAACCGATCTTGTGGATAGAGGATATGGTGATGATCATTTCGATTTCCTGAAATCATATCGGGGAACGAATAATATCATCACCAATCCTCCTTTCAATATCTCCACCAAGTTTGTCCTTCACGCGCTCGACCGAGTGACTGATAAGGTTGTGATTTTCAACAAACTCACATTTCTTGAAGGACAGACTCGGCGGAGACTACTGTTTTCCAGATACAATCTCGAAAAAGTTTACATATATTCGGCTCGGGTTGGCTTTCAAAATAGAAGTGGAATGCTGGCCTTCGCATGGTATGTGTTTGATAAAAAATATCATGGTTTACCTCAACTGGAGTGGATATGAATATTTTCTATGTGAATGAGGATCCTGTCAAAGCAGCACAGGATCTTGTTGATAGCCATGTGGTCAAGATGATTCTTGAAAGCGCACAACTTCTTTCAGCCGCACACCACATTCTGGATCCCGAGAAAGATCATGCCGAACTATATCGGCTGACACATAAAAATCATCCATGCGCGAAGTGGGTTCGAAACTCAAAAGGCAACTATCAATGGCTGTATGACCATTTTATTGGATTGCTGAATGAATATACATATCGATACGGTAAGATACATAAGACGAGTAGGTTGATCGACGCCCTACGCGATCCACCACAGAATATACCTGATATAGGATTTACATCACCGATCTCGGCTATGGACGAGCAATATCTGGTAGGCAATAATCCTATTTCTAACTACAAAAACTATTATCGAATGGGCAAAGCCCATCTACATAAATGGACTAAACGCAACAAACCGAGGTGGATATAATGGGAAAGAAATATGATAAAGGATATGATGATGGTTGGTATGATGGATATATGCAGGGAATAGAAGCCGGTAAAAAGACGGTATTTATTCCACAGTATGATTCGGGAACTAAACCTTTCACTTGCGTTATTTGTGGTGGAATGTTATCCGACAACTTTGTGTGCAACAATCCTTCGTGTCCGACAGATATCGCGACCACATCAGTCAATAAATCAATATATGAAACAACCGATACCGTTCTGACTTGGGCTGATATCGAGGAAGAAAGAAAGAAATATTGGGAATCACGGCTTGATGATATGGTAAATACCACACCTTTACCATCAGTGGCCAATCTGGATTGGGATAAATATGAAGCCGAAAAAGTCGAAGACAAAGACAAAGACAAAGATGTGGGGTGTTGATGTCTTATATTACAAATAGACCGTGGGGCACATGGGAAGTTCTAAGTGTTGGTGATGGACACAAGGTCAAGAGGCTGATTATCAGCCCCAATCAATCCATCTCACGACAATACCACCAGCATCGCGAAGAAGCCTGGTGCATTATATCAGGCAAAGGAGTTTTAGAAACTGGCTATCCAGATCTTCTAAATAAGATGCAGATCGCGAAGGGAGATACTTTCACGATTCGCAGGAGAGAAGTCCACAAGGTCATAAATAACGGACCTGATGATTTGATCGCTATTGAAGTTCAAACTGGACCTATTACAGAAGAAGATGATATTATACGCATATAACCCACAAAGGAGATTCTTATGGGGAAAACAAGTAAAGAATCGGCCGCGGCCGAAATGGATTTCAATGACCTATTAGCCATTGCAGATAATGATTATAGTGCTATCGTTGATGATGGTATAAAAGCAGGTGATGTTACATCATGGGTAGATACAGGATCATATTCTCTAAACGCACTTCTATCAGGAAGCATCTATAAAGGTCTACCAGGAAATAAAGTCTATGCCTATGCAGGTGAGACATCCACTGGTAAGACATTCTATGCAATTCAAGCAGTCAAACATTTCCTTGAAGACAATCCTAATGGCTTCGTCTTCTATTTTGAATCGGAATCAGCCATCTCTAAATCGATGATGGTAGACCGAGGTGTCGATGCAAAACGGGTGGCTATTATGCCTGTTGCGACGATTCAAGAATTCCGAACACAGGCTGTCAAGATTCTTGATAGATATCTGGAAACACCCGAAAGCAAAAGACAACCCATGTTCTTTGTCCTTGATTCTCTGGGTAATCTCTCGACACAAAAAGAAATCGAAGATATTGCGGCTGGTAAAGATACCCGAGACATGACACGGGCCCAGTTGATTCGAGGTGCTTTCCGTGTTCTTACACTCAAACTCGGTAAAGCAAATGTGGCCTGTTTGATCACGAACCATGTTTATGATGTTATCGGATCATATTTTCCTGTCAAGAAAATGGGTGGTGGTGCCGGTCTCGAATATGCAGCATCAGGCATCATATTTCTGGCCAAATCAAAAAACAAAGATGGATCTGGTGCAGGTGCATCCGTGACTGGTGCTATTGTTACAGCAACCCTCAAAAAGTCTCGAATGACAATCGAAAACAAGAAGGTTCAGACACTTCTGGATTATGGAACCGGTCTTGATAAGTATTATGGTCTATTGGATCTTGCCATCAAGTTTGGTATCTGGAAGAAAGTGTCAACCAAGGTCGAGATCGATCCTGAAACTACAGTTTTTGCAGTCAAGATCGAACGAGAACCCGAAAAGTTTTTTACCAAGGAAGT